AAGGAAACGGAGACAGAAGTTATTGATATTGTTGAAAATATTTTTGATCACAATGATGTCATAGTTCCAGAATCACCTGGAGATGATTTGTTTTTTGAACCAGAGTTTGATGAGCCAGAGATGGAGGTATCTTACGAAACTGTAGAGATGGAAATGGAGATGCCTAGTTTTGAGATGGATTTCGAAATGGAGCTTCCTGAGGTGGATATAGAAATGCCCGAAGTCGAGGTGGTTGCTGTCGAAGTTGAGATGGAAATGGAGATGGAGTTAGAATTAGAAATGCCAGCACCAGAGCCAGAAATGACAGAAGAGATTGAAGTTACCTCAGAACCAGATACAATGGAGCCTGAAATTGAATCGGAGCCTGAAATGGAGGAACCAATAAATGAACCAGAGCCTGAACCCGAAGCTGAAGCTGAGCCAGAATCCGTGGATGAGTCTACTGAAGAAGATTCTACAGAGCCTGAAACTAATGCGGAAAAGGAGTCTGAATCGGAAGAGAGCGTTCAAGAGACTGAGGCAGATGAGAGTGAATCAGAAGATTTGGGAGAAGCGGAGGATAAGAGTGAAGACGAATCGCCTGTAAAAAAACCAGAATCTAAGAAAGAAAAAGCTGCAAAGAAAATAGTTAAAAAAATGGGTGATAAAGGCAGATACGATTCAACTAACCAATTGAAAACTTTGATTGTTATGCAAGTATTAGGAGATACTAAAACATTCTTTGATTCACAAAAACAACTAGAAGATAGATTAGATTTTTTTACAGACTACATGATACCAGATGCTGAGATGCAAAATAACAATATAGCACAGTGGTATTTATTTTCTGGAAGTGATGGCATGATTAATGATATGATAGAGCTACAATGGCAGAACTCGAAATAGCAGGTATTAAGTTTCGTGGCGGGAAGATTTTCCTAGTCTTGACTGCGTTAACAACAGCAGGCGGTGCTTTATGGGGTGGTTTCGAATTTTACAAAGACTATCTAACCATGAAAGAACAGATTCAAGAGTATGTCGCACCAGATCTATCAGGATTTGATAAAAGAATAGATTTAACAAAAGAAGAATTAAATAGCAAAACAGATCTCATACAAACAGAAGTAAACATGATTATGCAAGAAATGGAAATGATTATGTCAGAAATTAGACTAGTGTCTGATGTTGCAAATGAACTTAAAAATGATCTTCGACAAGATGTGAGACGAGTTGAGAAAATAGTAAATGACGTTGAACAATTAGTCAAAGAAGATTCGAGAGAAACCAGCCAGGAGTTAAGACAAACCACGAAGGACATTCAGGAAGACATGGAATTATTAAGGGATAAGTTGGAGCAAGCCATGACTGAGCTAGAAGAAAAGATAGATAAAAGAATAAAATCTGCATTAGAAAATCCTTTATCACAAATGTAATGGCTAAACCACCCACCAACGAATACTTTACACCAGTCAAAAAAAGGACTAGTATAGGGCGTTCTTCACGCACAAGGCCAAAGAACAAAAATAAAAGAAGACAGTATGTCAAATACAGGGGTCAAGGATGACTAAATTATGTCCTAGAGGTAAAGCTGCAGCTAAAAGAAAATTTAAAGTTTATCCTAGTGCATATGCAAATGCATACGCTTCTAAAATTTGTGCAGGTAAAATTAAAGATCCAAGTGGTTTAAAAAGAAAAGATTTCAGAGGACCTAAAAAAGCTGATGGTGGTATTATCGATTTTAACAAAATTTCACAACAACGTAAAAAAGTGTCAAAGTTTAATAAAGGTGGTATGGCTAGAGCCTGTGGCGCAGTAAAAGGGAACAGAAGAAAAATAACAAAGTTTAGCTGATGCCTAGTCACACTGGTTTAGATAAATGGTTTAAACAAGATTGGGTTGATATCGGCTCAAAGAAAAAAGGTGGAGGCTTTGCTAAATGTGGCAGGTCAAAATTAAAAGCTGATAGAAAAAGAAAATATCCAAAATGTGTTCCAGCAGCAAAAGCTGCTAAGATGACCAAAGGTCAAATCAAATCTGCTGTTCAAAGAAAAAGAAGTAAAGCACAAGGTGTGGGAGGTAAACCAACAAACGTAAAAACATTCGTAAAGAAAGCAGGCGGAGGCATGGCTGTTAGAGGAATGAAGTTTGTTGGTGTTCGTTAATGGCAAGAGATCCAAAAGTTGGGACGGGTAAAAAACCAAAAGGCAGCGGACGACGACTCTATACGGATGAGAATCCACGTGATACTGTGTCTATTAAGTTTGCTACTCCTACTGATGCTAGAAAGACAGTTGCAAAAGTTAAGAAGGTTAAAAAACCGTTTGCTAGAAAAATTCAAATATTAACAGTTGGTGAACAAAGAGCCAAAGTAATGGGTAAAACACAAGTAGCTAATATATTTAGAAAAGGTAAAGATGCCATCAGAAAAATTCATAACCGTAAAAGGACGTAAGTACAAAAAATCTCCATTAAAGGAAGGTCCTAAAAAGGAGAGATTAGTCAAACTTTTAATGTCGGCTAGACGTGATGTAGGAACTGCGTTAAAAGAGAAAAATAAAACAAAAGAAAGATTGGCTAGAAATAGAGTTCATAAATATAAAAAGCAATTGAAAGAAAGATGAGTTTAGAAAAACAAATAAAAAAAGATGTGCGTAAATGGTCTGAGCATTTTTTAGAAATTCCAAACAAACACTTGGGTGGATATCCTGCTTGTCCTTTTGCAAAAAAGACCTGGCAAGATAATAAAGCAGTCGTTGAGGTAAAGAGAAAACACAAGTGGTATAAATCTGAGCTTAATGCTCATTTAAAACAATTAGATTTTTCTATTCATGAAATATTGATATTTTGTGATCCTTACTTTAATTATTCTTTAGAGCAATTTCAGGATATTATAGATGCGTACAATAGTTGGTATAATAAAAAAGATATATATTTTATGGGTTTTCATCCCCACAACCCAGCCAACGAGGAGGAGCAAGAGTTTCTTGTCACTCCAAATGGGGACGCCCCTACTGTAGAAAGTGACCTGGTATACTCTATGATGCTAGCACAAAAGTTCTCGCAATTACAGGAAGCTTCTGATAAACTACACAAAGCTGGTTACTATAAGTTGTGGCCAAAGGGGTATTATCAAGACGTTGTAGTATCTCGTGCTAAAACCTATAAACGAATATTCGGAGGTCAATATGATGGGTAAAAAGAAAATGGCTGGCGGAGGTATGGCTGGCAAAAAGAAACAAGCAATGAAACGTGGTGGCGCTGTTAAAAAACGTGGCGGTGGCATGATGAAAAAAGATCCTATGGCTATGGCTATGGGTGGTAACGTTTCACCAAGAAAAGCAATGGCTATGGGCATGAAAAAAGGCGGCAAAGCTATGAAGGGTAAAAAGAAAAAAGTGATGAAGAAAAAAGGTAAGAAAAGAGGCTAATGCCAACTTACGCTTCAACAGCTAACTTTGACCTCAGTATAGATGATATAGCTGAGGAAGCATATGAACGTTGTGGTTTGCAAGTTCGTAGTGGATACGATTTGCAAACTGCAAGACGTTCTTTAAATCTATTATTAGCAGAGTGGGCTAATAGAGGATTAAATCTTTGGACAATACAATTACAAGAAAAAACAATTGCAGCAACTACAACTAGTTTAACTGGAACTAATCTATTTGGTAGTGGTGCGAATGATAGTCAACAAATAGTAGATATCACTGATGTAGTTATCAGAGATTCTAGTAACAATGATTTTTCTGCTAATTCAATTAGTAGATCTACATATTTAAATTACGCTGTTAAAACAACCAGCGGAAGGCCAACTCAATACTATTTTGAACGTACGATAAACCCAACACTATTTCTATATCCTGCAGCTGATACAACTTACACTCTACGGTATTATGCTCTTGTTCGTATGTTTGATGCGGGCGATTACACCAATAACGCTCAGATTCCTTTTCGATTTCTTCCATGTATGACTGCCGGTTTAGCTTATTACATGGCTATGAAAAAAGCGCCAGACAGAATTCAATTATTAAAACAAATTTATGAAGATGAGTTTCAACGTGCGGCAGCACAAGATGGTGAAAGAACTAGTTTGTTTCTTACTCCTAAAACTTATTTACCAGGAGTTTAATCATGGCAAAGTATGCATCCGGTAAGTTTGCACAGAGAATATCAGACAGATCTGGTATGGCTTTTCCTTACAATGAAATGGTTAAAGAATGGAATAACTCTACTGTTCATATTTCTGAATATGAAGAAAAGCACCCTCAACTAGAACCTTTACCCATTATTCAAGATCCTCAATCCCTTGAAGATGCTAGACCACAAATAGCAGACTCAAGAGTTTTTGTTGGAAAAATAGGAGTAAATACTAATTTATTCTCTAGTGTGGGAATGCAGCCAAAAACAGAAGCAAAAGAAACTAGATTGCAGAGCTCTGCTGGAAATGTTACAGTGAGCACATCATGACAGATTATTCTGATTTATTATCAAACGTAAGAAATTACACAGAGACAGATTCAAATGTTTTAAGTGACTCAATAATTAATCAATTTATTATTTCAACAGAGGACAAGCTTAGAAGAACAGTAGATTTAACTTACTACAGAAGATACGACACAGCTACACTCACAGTAAATAATCCTTTTTTACCTCTTCCTGGTGATTGGGAAGCTACTAGATACATTCAGTTGATAGATGGTTCTGATAATAGAACATTCTTGATACAAAAAGATATTTCGTTTATGAATGAATTTGCGCCAAATAGGACATCAACAGGAGCAGGTACTCCCAAGTATTATGCTGTTTAT